CGGTGCGCCCTCTGCACGTCAGGCAAATTCTGCACAAAATCAGGCATATGCGCCACCTGCGCCCTCTGTTCCGTCCGTTTCCAGCGGTATGGACGATTTCAAGCCCCTTGCTGATGACGATGATTTACCGTTTTAATCAAATCCTATTCCGGATGGGCAGAGTACATTCTGCCCTTTCCGGATTTATCCGAAAAATTGATTCAGAGGTGATAGTATGTATGAATTGATTCCAGAAGAACTCAAAAAACTGCCGAACTGGGTTGTCTGGAAAGCCGAAGTCAATCCGAAAGCAAAATCGGAACATTCCAGAATTACAAAAGTCCCCTACAATCCGAAAACAGGCTGGAAAGCAAGCTCAACGAATCCCGAAACATGGAGTGACTTCCAGACTGCGGAAATGACTGCGGAAAGTGCGGCTTATGCCGGAATCGGCTTTATGTTTCTGAATTCCGGCTATTTCGGAATTGATATTGATGACCGTCCGGAAGAAATACGGGATTATTTGAACGGTAGATGTGACAAAAACAACACGTTTTACAAATTTATCGAAACTATGCAGAGCTATGCGGAATTATCGCAGTCCGGCAATGGCATTCACATCATCTGCAAGGGAAAACTGCCCGGCAAGGATTTCAAGAATGATGAAAAAGATGTGGAAATGTATGCCGGAGCAAGATATTTCTGCATGACTGGAAATTATTGTTCCTCTTATGTTAATATTGTGGACGGTTCAGAAGCTGTCAAGCCGCTTTATGAAGAATACAGAACCGGAAACAATCAGCCGGAACACGCTGAAACACCGCTTCTGATGCCGGTTGCCTGTTCGATGTCAGCGCAGGAGATTATTTCTAAAATCAGAGAATCAAAGCAGAGCGAAAAATTTTCTATGCTCTACGATTCCGGTGATATTTCGGCTTACAATGACGATGACAGCAGTGCGGATATGGCTCTTTGCAATATTCTTGCATTCTGGTGCGGCGGTGATATGATGAAAATGGACGAGATTTTCAGAAGTTCCGCTCTGATGCGCCCGAAGTGGGACAAGAAAAACGCAGGTTCTACCTATGGCGGCAGAACCATGCAGAAAGCGATTGATTCCTGTCATGAATTTTACAAGCCTAGTCAGGCAACTGTCACAGATACCAGCCTGAAAATCCGGAAAAAATCCGCACCGCCTGCAAGGGCAGTTCCTGCCGGAAAGATGTACAAATTCGATGATTTAGGCAACTCCGAACGGCTGCTTGATATGTTTGGCTATATGCTGAAATTTTTCTATACGGAGCATAAATTTCTGTTTTATGAGAACGGCAAGTGGTATCGTGATAATTTTGAATATTGTCAGACCCTTGCTGACTGCGTGATTCACCGCATGGAAGAGGAAGACACTGCCGGAGTCTATGCCGAAAACGAGGACATGCAGAAGGCTTTCCGGAAGCATATCAAGAAGACCAGAAGCCAGAATGCCCGTAAAAATATGGTCGCAGGTGTGGCGCATTTCATGCCGGTTCTGCCGAAACAGCTCGACAGAGACAGGACAATTATCGGTGTAAAGAACGGCGTACTCGACCTGAAAACCGGAGAATTAAAGCCCCATGACAGTGCGTATTTCCTGACGAAACAAATCCCGATTCCCTATATCGCCGATGCACCCAGACCGGAACGCTGGCTGAAATTTCTGGATGAAATCTTTCTCAGCGACAAAGAGCTGATTAGATATATTCAGAAAGCTGTCGGCTACTCGTTGACAGGCTCGAATCAGGAACAGTGCGCATTTTTCCTGTACGGCTCTGGAAATAACGGAAAATCCATCTTTCTGGAACTGCTCCGGCATATTTTCGGTGACTATGCAAGCAATATTCAGGCGGATACCATCATGATGCAGAACAAGTCCGGAAATGCAGCAAGTTCGGACATTGCACGCTTACAGGGTTCACGGCTTGTGACCTGTTCCGAAACTGCTGAAAATACCCGCCTGAATGAGCCGCTTATCAAGCAGATGACTGGTGATGATATTATGACCGTCCGCAAGCTTTACTGCGAAGAATTTGAATTTCATCCGGAGTTCAAGCTGTGGATGGCGACCAATCATAAGCCCACAATCAGAGGAACGGACAAGGGCATCTGGAGAAGAATTCATTTAATTCCGTTTCAGCTCGATATTCCGGCGAATCGAGTCGACAGAAATCTGAAATACAAGCTTGCCAAAGAATCTGAATCTATCCTGAAATGGATTGTGGAAGGCTGTCTGCTCTGGCAGCAAGAGGGCTTGCAGATGCCGAAAAAAGTCCTCGATGCCGTCAGCGAATACCGGAAAGAAATGGACGTTGTTTCAAAGTTTCTGGATGCCTGCTGTATCACCGGAAACGGCGAAGTCAAGGCTTCTGTCCTGTATGCGGTCTATCTGAAATGGGCAGGCGAAAATACGGAATACAAGATGTCAAACACAAAATTCGGCATTGAAATGCAGAAGAAATTCCAGAAAGTCAAGAAAGCAAACGGGCTTTTCTATACTGGTCTGGAGCTTGCCGAGGACTATAAAACGCTGACTGTCGGAACGTAAAATAGCCATTGTGCAGGGTATGCAGGGTTTACTATCCCTTCGCACGAAAAAATATATTTTTAAAATATATAAAAGGGTACTGTATGACCCTGCAAACCCTTCATATTTTCAAACTGATAATATCAGAAAGGAGCATTTATGAAAACAGACTTTTCCAATCCGGAAATTTTTCACCAGCTCGAAAAGCAAGCCTATCAGGGAACAATCGAAATCAGCGGCTTTCCACCTGTGGAATACAAGTATTTCAGCGAACTCCGGCAAATCTATTATGCATTCAAATTCGAGGGCTTATCCAGACCCGATGCCGAAAAACAAAAAATCGAGCTGTTCCGGCAGTATCAGTCCGAGAAAAACACTTATGATAATTATTTTCAGTTCGTCAGCGACTGGAACAGCAATATTCTGAAATCGGATGTTCTCCGCTGTCAGATTTCAAAATCTTCTGATATTGTGGAGAAGTTAAGGCTCGCCGTCGAGTGCATCGGCGCACTGTCAGGCGATACCGTTTTTACAAGAACCGAAATTGAAAAACTAAATCAGAAAGGAAAGATGAACTATGACGAAACGTGAATATCTTGAAAAAAATGGTCTCCGTCTTATTGCAAGTCCCGAATTTTTGGATGAGGAATGCACAGAAGAATTTAAAGAATTCGTAAAAATCAGCAAAGAAGAGTTTGAACACTTTGATGAAATAAAAGCGGAACAGACCGCTTGTAAAGAATTCTGGTGTGTCGAGATGAACTGCCCGTCCTATCACACCGGAGAACAGTGCAGTCAATGCGAAAAACACAATCGTTGTGAGCATTGCATTCTGCAAAATGATGCACCCAGTCCGGAACACTGCGAATCTATCAGATACCAGATATATCACGGATTCTATGAAGAAGGAGAAGAAGAATGGTGAACAAAGAATTTTTACTCGAACACATTCTGAAATCCGACCTGACAGCGACTGAAAAACGCTATCTTGAAAAGCTGATTGGCTCTGTAAAATGGATTTCCGTTAAAGACAGACTGCCGGAAGATGGCGAACCTATACTCATTGTTGTAAATGACTTAAAGAGCGAACCCGTTCAGGCGGATGTATGTTACTATGATGGGGACGAAGCGTGGCTTGATAGTGGCTATAATTTCGGCAGTGATGTAATTTACTGGATGCCGCTTCCCGAACCGCCGGAACAGGAAGGAGAGAAAACCGAATGAGAAACTATCAGCCGACAAAAAATAATCCTTACAGACTGCCTCATAATTTATATATGCAGATGCTCTATCTTGTGAGAGATTATGACCGTCTCAAAGCAGAACGGACGGACATTCTGTTCAGTACGCCCGTGCATGACGGAACGGGACATACTTCCGGTATCAGTTCTCCGACCGAGAACAAAGCTGTCCGGCTTGTTGTTCTGGATATGCTCTGCGACAAGATTCAGTCCGTTCTTGATGAAATCCCCGAAGAATACCGTCAGGCGATTCTGAATAATATCTGTTATGGTTCGCCTTATCCGTACACGGCGCACCGGAATACCTATTCTTACTGGAGAACGAAACTTCTCTACAGTCTTGCAAAAAAATTAGACCGCCTGTAAAAAATATTTGTGCGCACGGGAAAAAAATATCTGCTATAATAATACTATGGAGTTATGGGATTGACTCATGCAGAAAGTACCTCCTTAAGAAGAAACACCGGATTTCACTTTTCCGGTGTTTCTGTTTTTTTTACATACTGACAGGAAGGTGATGAAATGGGCAGACCGAGAAAATTCAGTTCTGTGAAGGCACTGGAAACCGCATGGGAAGAATACAAGGCATACTGCAATAACAGAATGGTTCTGACTCATGAATTCAGTCAGAGAAGCAGTCAGTTTGTCAGTGCGGAACTGAAAAGAAAAGTAACTTATACAATTGAGGGATTTTGTGTCTATATCGGCATTTCAAGGCAGGCATTTCATGAATATTATGCCGACAATCCGAAGTTTGTTGACATGGTTACTAAGATGAAAGAGGAATGCGAAGTCGATGCAAGAGAAAAATTCGAGACAGGGCAGATTCCGACTCAGCTTGCAGGGCTGTGGATGAGCCGTCACGGCTACACGACAAAACAGGATAACAATATCAGCGGAGCAGTTCCGGTGGTGATTTCCGGTGAAGAACAGCTCGAAGATTAACGTCAGCCTTCCGGAAGTTGTCGGCAGAGGTTACGGCACGTTCTGGAAGTTCAAGGGCAGATACAGAGTCGTCAAGGGTTCGAGAGCATCGAAGAAGTCAAAGACAACAGCACTCTGGTTCATCGTGAATCTGATGAAATATCCGGAATCAAATCTGCTGGTTATCCGGAAGACTTACCGAACGCTGAAAGACAGTTGTTTCACGGAACTGAAATGGGCAATTCATCGGCTTGGAGTTTCGGCATGGTGGGACATCAAGGAAAGTCCTCTTGAAATGACCTACAGACCGACCGGACAGAAGATATATTTCCGTGGTTTGGATGACCCGTTGAAAGTGACCTCTATCACGGTAGAAGTCGGCTGTCTCTGCTGGGCATGGCTCGAAGAAGCCTATGAAGTCATGAAAGAATCGGATTTCGATACGCTTGACGAATCTATCAGAGGAGAAGTGCCGGAAAATCTGTTTAAGCAATGGACGATAACTTTTAATCCGTGGAATGAACGGCACTGGCTGAAATCCAGATTTTTCGACAATCCCTCTGATGATACGCTTGCACTGACGACAAATTATCTTTGTAACGAATGGCTTGACAAGTCTGATTTGGCTTTATTCGAGAAAATGAAAATCAGAAATCCCCGACGTTATCAGGTCGCCGGTTTAGGTGACTGGGGTGTGACTGAGGGTCTTGTCTATGAAAATTTCCGAGAATATGAATTTACGCTTGATGATGTCCGGAAATTTCCGTCAGCGTTCGGTCTCGACTTCGGTTACACCAACGACCCGACAGCCTTCTTTGTGGGCTATCTGGATTTGAAAAATCATCGGCTGTATGTCTGGGATGAATTCTATCAGCACGGTATGAGTAATCAAGCAATTTATCAGAAAATTTCTGATATGGGCTATCAGAAAGAGCGCATCACGGCAGACAGCGCAGAGCCGAAATCCATTGACGAACTGAAAACTCTGGGACTTCGCCGAATTCGTGCATCTGTCAAGGGTGCGGACAGCATCCGGACGGGCATTCAGTGGATTCAGGATTTGGAGATTATCATACATCCTCAATGTGTGAATTTTATTACAGAAATCAATAATTACACATGGGCTGTCGATAAATTCGGCAACAGGACGAATACGCCGGTTGATTACTCCAATCATTTAATGGACTCTATGCGCTACGCACTCGAAGAATATATCAGAAAGAAAAAATGGCTAATCTGAGGTGAAACTATGCTGACTCCGCAGGAAATCAAATCACTGCTTGATAACGATGAAAATTCAAAACAGAAACGTCATGCCCGTGAGGGTCAGAGATATTATGACGGCGAACATGATATCAAGAAATACAGAATTTTCTATTACGATGATGAAGGCAATTTGCAGGAAGACAAGGCACGTTCCAACATCAAGATTCCGCATTGTTTCTTTACGGAATTAGCCGACCAAGAGGTTCAGTATCTGATGTCCGGCAAAGACGGCTTTCTGTTTTCTGATATTCCGGAACTGCAAGCGGAACTCGACAGCTATTTCAATCAGAATGATGATTTTCTTTCTGAACTGGCGGACGCTCTGACCGATGCCGTTGTCAAGGGCTGGTCGTATCTGTATGCTTACCGGAACAGCAAAGATAAATTATCATTCCAGTGCGCTGACAGTCTGAATGTTGTCGAAGCTGACGGACGTTTTACTTCTGACGGCAAAGATTATTATCTTTATCGTTATCCAGAACGAGTGAACATCAAGGGCGATATGATTTACAGAATCGAAGTTTTTGACGATACTTCAATCACCTGTTTTACGCAGACGGCGGACGGACTTCCGGAACTGGACAAATCCAGAAAGCCGAACCCCCGTCCGAACGTTCTCTATAAAAAAGAAAATGACGATACAACTTATTTCGAGGGCTTAGGCTTTATACCGTTTTTCCGTCTGGATAATAATAAACAGCGCATTTCCGGTCTGAAACCTGTCAAAGCTCTTATCGATGATTATGACCTCATGGCTTGTGGATTAAGCAATAACCTGCAAGACCTAACCGAAGGTATCTATGTTGTCAAGGGCTATGAGGGCGCAAGCATGGACGAATTACAGCATAATCTGAAAACGAAAAAGCTTGTCGGTGTGGATGAAAACGGCGATGTCGATATCCGGACAATCAATATCCCGACCGAAGCTAGAAAAGCCAAGCTTGAACTTGACGAAAAGAATATCTATCGTTTCGGAATGGGATTCAATTCGGCGCAGTTAGGTGACGGCAATATCACAAATATCGTGATTAAGTCAAGATATGTGCTTCTTGATTTGAAATGCAACAAGCTCGAAACCAGACTGAAACAGTTTCTCCGGAAGATTCTGCAAGTCGTTCTCGATGAAATCAATCAGCAGAACGGCACGGCATATCAGCCGGAAGATGTCTATTTCAGATTCACAAGGGAAACGCTGACAAATGCATCTGACAACGCGCAAATCGAACTAACTAACGCACAGACTCAGCAGACCAGAGTCAACACGCTTCTGAACCTCATGACACAAGCACCAACGGAACAGCTCCGGAAAGACCTCTGCACGCTTCTGGACTGGGACTATGACGAAATCAAGGATAAGTTCCCCGACAATCCGGAAGAAGCCCTACAGACGGCGCAGAACGTCTTAAACGAGGTGCAAACAGGTGAATAAATGGGAAAAGGAAGTTCAGCAGTCGCTTCTGAATGACGAACAGCAGGTTCTGAACGTTCTGAAAATGGCTTATGCCGGAACGCTCCGGGACGTACAGGACAAAATGTCAGCTTACTTTGCAAGGATTCAGGCGAATCCGAATGACGTTTCTGCAATCTATCAGTATCGCTATCAGCAGGCATTGCAAGACCAGATTTACAACATTCTGGACAATCTGCATAATCAGAACTATCAGACGATTTCTGAATATCTGGAACACAGCTATGAAAACGGCTGGCTCGGTGCGATGTATGATATTCATCGGCAGGGGATTCCGATTATCACACCAATAAATCAGGAAAACGCTGTCAGGGCGATTACGATTAACAGCAAAATCAGCGTGCCGATGTATACCAGACTCGGCACGGATATTGACCGCCTGAGAGTTTCGATAGCTGCCGAAGTCACACGGGGCATTGTATCCGGTTCGACATGGCACGATACCGCTGCCCGGATTTCCGGTCAGGCAAATATTTCCGCATACAACGCTATGCGCATCGCCCGGACTGAGGGTCACAGAGTGCAGTGCAATGCGCAGTATGATGCTTGTAATTCTGCAAAACAATCCGGCGCAGATGTCGTGAATCAGTGGGATTCCACAATGGACAGCCGTACCAGAGACACACACAGACGGCTTCACAAACAGCTCCGTGAAGTCGGTCAGCAGTTCGAGATTGACGGCAAAAAAGCCCTCTATCCGGGTGCATTTGGCATTCCGGAAGAAGATATTCACTGTCGGTGCGCTCTGCTCCAGCGTGCCAGATGGGCTTTATCTGAACAGGAACTGCAACAGCTCCGGAACACGCCGGAAGCAAAGCAGCTTGCACAAACACAGAACTTTGAACAGTTCAAAAATAAGTATCTGGAAATTACGGAAAATTCGGAAAATCGCTTGACAACTCCGCCAGAAAGTAGTACAATAGAAACAGAAGAACAGAAACGCTTAAAGCAAATGGTTGCAGATGGTACAGTCAGCCTGACAATCAATCCAGAAGTACAGAACCGGCATTTTTACGGCACATCAGAACGGCAGGAGTTTCTTGACAGAGGTATTGAGAAAAGCTATTTTCTGCCTGATATTACAATGGAAATTTTACAGGATTTTCTTAATCATAATTATGCAACAGGCGAAGTGCATTTTTACCCAAATAAAACGGAAGAAATATTTGATTTTGGTCATGATATTGCATTTGACACACTACTTGAAAGAAATACTTCATTTGTGAAAGCACAATATTCAAAAAGGCGGACACATTTTTATCCATATTCTCCAAAGAAAGAAGATGATTCATAATGCTAAATTTGATGGATGCTGATTATTATGCAAAAAAAAGAAGCATGATGATGGATTTTGAACCTTATACCGGAAAAAGATTGAAAATTGTCTGCAAAGATGGCAGAGTTTTTGAAAATTATTATATCTATGGCATTGTGAGCGCAGATGATAATTACGACCCCGGTTATGAGCCTTATGAACAGAGTATTGACATTAATCCTGTTGGTGTTCGTGGCGGTGGAGTTGGTCTTTATGAATCAGAGATTGAAAGCATAACCGTGGTTGGCGAACTGAGATGAAAGGAGCATCTACATGACCGAATTAAAAGAAATCCCTACTGATAAGCTTGTGGAAGAACTTATCAGCAGGAAAGACACAGAAAAAATAATGCCTCGCTGGTACTTTGTGAATCGCCTGATACAGTTTGAACTTTCGTTGCTTGACAAGGCAGAACGCAGAGGATTTGAAGGCGATTTAACAACATCTGCTATCAGATTAGCAGAAGTATTATTGAATGATTAACCGCTTTGAGAAGTCAAGGCGGTTTTCTCATGCCTGAAAGGAGTGAAAGCATGAAAGCAAACTATCAAAATCTGAAATGCTATTACTGTGGAAAAAGATTCAAGCCCGGCAATACCAGAGCCGGAGTACCGAACGGCTTAGGGTTTGTTATGAAAAGCGGAAAAACTTACACAGTATGTCAAGAATGTGTTTCTTACAAGCATGAAGAAGTCGGCAAATTTATCGACGAACGAGAAAGGGAGCATACATGAACGAACAGGACGAAATGCGCAAAACGCTGATTGAAAAATTCTATGAATTGAATGAAATCCATGTCGATGATATTGAAATTGCGCCTGAACATGTGATTTCTGCCGCCAGCGTGATGGACAGCATCTATAATACACTTTATTCGAATATTTCGGAAATTACAGTAGAATAGGAGTGAAAACCATGAAATTCAAGAAAGCAGTGAAGAAAATGCAGAAAGGTTGTCATGTGTACCGCCCACACTGGGGAAACGGAACAAATCTGTTTGCAGACAGTTCCGGCAATATTCTGAAAACTGCATGTGTCCCCCGGGGATTTGAATATTGGAAACCAACTATTTATGACATTCTCGCTGATGACTGGGAATGTGAAGAATATGTTTCTCTGGTGAACTGAAAACTCCATTCTTGCAAGAGTGTATCTATAGATTATCCGGGCATATCGTCCGGATTTTTACATATCTGAAAGGAGGAATTTATCATGAAAAAATCAGATATTACGAAGATTTTCGAGAGCGCAACAGAAGAACAGATTAATCAGCTTCTGAATCTGCATAACTCCGAAATCAGCAGCGCAAACACCGAACGGGACCAGTACAAAACTGACCTCGATGCCGCCAATGAAAAACTCACAGGCTTTGAGGGTGTGGATGTCAATGCACTCAATCAGCAGATTCAGGACTTACAGAATCAGCTTGCCAGCGAAAAAGCCGCTTCTGCCGTCCGTTTCGGTCTGATGGAAGCGAAAGCAGTCGATACCGATTACCTGACCTTCAAGCTGAACGAAAAAATGAAAGCCGATAACAAGACACTCGAACTCGACGAAAACGGAAAAGTCAAGGACTGGGACAATCTCTTACAGAGCTTGCAGACACAGTTCCCGAATCAGTTTGAGGGCAGTTCCGGCACGAAGAAAGTTGAGGAGCATAAGCTTCCGGACGGCGATAAAGATGCCACTCCCGAACCGGCAACTCTTGCCGATGCACTCCATGATTTCTATGAATCCGAAAATTAAAAATCCAGAAAGGATGATTTATTATGCCAATGACACTCGCTGAAATGAAAGTCGGCATGAATGATAAGATTGCCGAAAAAGTCGTTGATATTTTTCTGAGAGAATCCGAAGTGTTACAGCTTCTGCCGTTCGATAACTGCGTCAGCCCGTCCGGTGGTTCTACTCTGACTTACAGCTATTTACAAAAGCTTCTGCCGTCCGTTGCAAGCTTCAGAACGCTCAATAACGAGTATACCGCAAATCAGGCAACTTTACAGAAAAAGTCTGCTGACCTGAAAATCTTCGGCGGCGCGTTCCAGATGGACAGAGTGCTGAAATCCGCAGAAGGTCGCTATAACACAATGTCTTTCCAGATGCAGGAGAAAATTCTTGCCGCAATCAGTCTGTTTCACTATACGCTGATTAACGGCGATGCTACGACCCATACAGAAGAATTCGACGGTCTGGACAAGATGCTTGCCGGAACTTCTACCGAATACGGCACGGACACAGCAATTGATGTCAGCACGTCAGCTCTGCTGAAAGCCAATGCTGACGAATTCTATGAAGCACTGACAAACTTAATCAAGAATACCAGTGCTGATGCGCTGCTGATGAACACTGACACTATCAGCAAAATTCAGACGCTTGCACGAATTCTCGGCTACAAGACCGAATCAGAGGAAGCCTTCGGACGGAAAGTTGTCAGCATGGACGGTGTCCGTTTCATGGAACTTGGCAATCATTATACAGTGGCATCCGGCACGGCAACAGCGAACGCTGTCGTCAAGAAAGGCATTTCCAGAACTATCGGAAGCGCATCTTCTGCAACAACTGGACTGACTGATATTTATGCTGTCAAGTTCAGCGTTGAGGACGGTTTCCACGGTGTTTCACTGACTGGTACAAATGCCATTAAGAGCTATGTTCCGGACTTCAACCAGCCCGGCGCAGTTAAGACCGGAGAAGTCGAAATGGTTGCCGCTACAGTTCTGAAAAATACCGCTCATGCCGGAGTGCTGAGAAATATCAAGATTGCATAAGGGGTGATTTTTTATGAAATATATCATCGAAGTTGTCAGTCGTCCGGACTGCTGCGAAGTCGGTGCGTTCGGCATTCATTTCGCATACGGCAAAGGCGAAACTGACAGTCAGAGAGCCGCTGCATGGTTCAGAGAACATGACGGCTACAAAGTAACGGAACAGAAGCCTGCCGAACCTGCCCAGAAAGAAAAATCAAAATGATTGATTTAGACTATGCAAGACGGCATCTGAAAAATGCTCCGGACGATGATGAACTTCTGTCCGAAATGCTGGTTTCTGCGGAATCCGCTGTCAGAGCGTATACGCACAACCGCTTTCCGGACGGACTTTCTCCGGATGTACAGAAGGGCATCGTCGATATGGTGCAGTATCAGATTGATACCGCGAAACGGACAGAATCCGGAAAACAGAATGTCGCATCCGAAACGCTTTCCCGGCATTCTGTGACGTATGCAAAGCCGGATGAGGATAAATTCTGCATGGGATATCCGCTGTCTGTGATGGGGTTCTGCAAGCCATACAGGAGACCGAGAACATGACAGCAGTCGACGGAAACCTGACCGGCATCATTCAGACGAAAACGACGTTCAGGAACACCATCGGCGAAGAAGTTCCGGTCTGGACGGATGTAAAGGAGCTGACCGGATTTCTGGATTTATCGTCAGGCGCATCGGGCGGCAGTGCCGGATATGCGCATTTCAACGCGAAAATCGAGGAATCCACGCATATTTTTATCTGCGATTATGTGAAATTATCCGTCAAAGCGGAAGAATCCAGAATGCTGATAAACGGCGAAGCTTATGACATTCTGCTGATTGATAATCCTATGCATCTGAATTATCAGCTCGAAATCTATCTGAAATATACAGGTGGTCAGAATGGCTCTGCGTGATAACAGTCCGGAAGTCAAGGCGGCTATGAGAGAAAAAATCAAGGCTTTTCTGCATGAGGCAGGCGGAGAAATCCGGTCAAAAACTGCACAGAATTCACGTGTCGATGTTGGTCAGACAAAGAATTCCTACGAATACCGGATTGAAGAAAATTCCACAGAACAGAAAGTCTATATCGGTTCTGATTTAATGAATGCCGTCTATGAAGAATTCGGTACAGGTGAATTCGCACTTAAAAACGGCAAAAAGGGCGGCTGGTGGATTCCGGTCGGCAACGGCGAAGGACAAATTTCTCTGAAAACTGTCAAAAAATACAAATGGGTACAGTACCGCTATCAGAACGGCGCAGTTTCAAAACATCTCCGGCAGACCCAGAAACGGGGCGCACTTGTCGCCGTGTTCACCTACGGCAAAAAGCCGAACAAGCCCATGCAGAGGGCATATGACGAACTGAAAGAACCCATCAAACGCAGATTACAGGATATTTTATCAGATTTGGAGTGATTTCATGGAAGAATTATTAAGCTTTATCGCCGGAAAAATGAATCAACATGAAATCCCCTACGAGTTCGGCGAATGGAGTTCAGAAGTAAAATATCCCTACTGTGTGGGGACGTTCTCGGCGAATGATTACCGCTTCGAGGATAATTGTATTTCCGGCACTCTGACCGTTGACATCTGGTCGAGAGAATCCAAATTACAAGCCGTGCAGACGGCTGACAGAATCGCTGAAATCTTCCGTGATTTGCAGGAAGTTTCCGGCGGTTCTGCTTTTTATATCCGCTTTATGAATGCTGATGCGATTCCGTCCGGCGAAATGGATTTGTTCCGCATCAGCATGAAATTATTTTGTTCCAAATGGAAAGGGGAATAAATTATGGCTCTGAAAAAACACGGCATCACGACTGAAACCATCAAGAAAATGATTCTCGGTGCAGGTGTGATTTACAAGAATCTGAAATATAACGGACAGACTTCCGAAGGACATACACCGGGATGGGAAGGCACCGTTCTGGGCGCAACGTCCGGCGGTCTGAAATTCAACTATGAAGTAACATGGCTTGATATCGAAGTTGACGGCGCAACGGTTCTGGTAATGGGTGTATCCAAGCAGAAAGTCGGTGAAAAAGCAACACTCGAAGGGCAGATGACTGAAATCACAGAGGATATTCTCACACAGGCTCTGCATCTGGTAAAATCCACTTCTGAGGACAGCGAATATGACAAGTATGTCACCAAAGAAAATATTACCGATGCAGACTATCTTGAAAATATCGCCTATGTCGGAACACTTAGTTCCGGAAAACAAATCATCATCATTCTGCCGAATGCGCTCTGCACGGAAGCGTTTGAACTCGAAACCAAGAACGCCGAGCAGACAACCTATGCTGTCAAGTTCGAGAGTACGGCTGACCTTGCCAATGATACGCTTGACAAGCTCGACCTTGCAATCTACTATCCGAAAGCAGAGGCTTAATCATGAAAGTACAGGTTATTCATGAATTTATTGATATTCATACAAGAAAACTGCATCCGGAAGGCGAAATTCTGACAATTTCAAAAGCCCGTTATGCAGAAATTCAGAAAGCCGGAAAGTTCGTGATTCCGGTCGAAGAAAAAACAGAAAGGGGTCATGACAATGGAAATCAAATTTCAGAATCTGACAGCTGACAACGCCTTCGATTTCTGCGCCGTGCTTGATGCTGTGGGCGTGAATACGGTTATCGGCGTATTCGACAAGGACGAAATCAATGCAATGCGAAACAAGGAAGATATGAAGAAAATCGGTGTTGTGCTTGCTATGAAAGCCGTCGGTGCGGTTATGAAACACATGAGTTCCGCCCGTGAGGAAATCTATAGTTTTCTGGCAGGGTGTACCGTCTGGGAAAACGGCAGAGAAACCACAAGGGAAGATTTCAGAAATATGCGCATTTCTGAATTTACAAAACTGCTGAAAGAGTTCGCAAAGAAAGAAGATTTGCAGGATTTTTTAGCGGAAGTGCTGGAATTTGCCGGTACGGAACAGACAAATTCCGGGAACTCTGCTACAGACGATACCACAATCCCGGCGACTATCTCAGCGGAGCAGTCAGAACCGGAAGGCTCGAAAGAACCGTCACCACAATTCTGAAACAGTACGATGAAGACAAAAGCTGGCAGATGTATCTTGCTGTGATTTCCAATCCCCTGAACGAAACGAACCAGAGCTTTTCTGATTTTCAGAATTCTCTGAAACAGTCTGTTCCGGTGCGGAAATCTGAACCGGATTCCGGCATGACGAAACAGCAGATACAGAACCAGCTTATCAAATCACAGAAAATTTTAAGCAGTTTCGTACCGCCGGAAAGGGAGTGAATGCATGGAAATCTTTTCTCTGTTCGGCACGATTGCCGTCAAATATGCCGATGCTGTCAACCAGATTGATTCAGTAATTCATTCCGCTGATAATGCCGACAGTTCTCTTGGCAATATGGAAGAATCCGCCGGAGAAGCTGACGAAGCCGTCGGCGGTCTGGGGGATTCTGCTGAAAAAACAGACGGAAAATTTTCTGTTCTGGGTGCAACTCTGGCGAATCTCGCTGCAAATGCCATTCAGAAGGTTATCGACAAATGCACCGAACTCGCAAAGTCTGTAGTAACTCTGGGCAGAGATTTTACAGGCACGATGTCCGAAGTAGAAGCCATTTCCGGCGCGTCTGCCGAAGATATGCAGATGCTCGAAGAAACTGCCCGGCATTTCGGCGCAACGACCAAATTCAGCGCGAACGAAGCCGCCGAAGCCCTGAAATATATGTCAATGGCTGGATGGGATGCAGAACAGTCAGCAGCGGCTCTGGGCGGTGTTCTTGACCTTGCCGCCGCTTCCGGCGAAGAACTCGGCACGACTTCCGATATTGTCACCGATGCTATGACAGCATTCGGCATGAGTGCAGATACTGCCGGGCATTTCGCGGACGTTCTCGCTGCCGCGTCGTCAAATGCGAATACCAATGTTTCGATGCTCGGTGAATCGTTCAAATACTGCGCACCTGTTGCCGGTTCGATGGGCGCAAGTGTGGAAGATGTTTCTGTTGCCCTCGGTCTGATGGCGAATGCCGGAATCAAAGGTTCTGCCGCCGGAAATTCTCTGAAAAACGCGCTTGTCAATCTGGTAAAGCCGACCAAACAGCAGGCAACTGCTATGGCACAGCTCGGCTTGCTGGAAACAGAATGGGTCAATAAAGTTGACGAAGAAAAAGTCTCAAAAGCCCGTGACAAAGTCGCTAAAAAGACCGGAGATTTGGAGAAAAAACAAATTGCCTACACACAGGCAGTTGAAAAATACGGCGAATCTTCGGCACAGGCAAAGACAAAATTAATCGACCTGGAAACGGCAGAGCGGAATCTGATTTCTGCACAGGAAGAACTTACCACAGCACAGGAAGGTGTCACAGAAGCTGTCGAAACGGGGCAGAGTGCTTTCACCAACGAGGACGGCAGCATGAAATCTCTCGGCGAAATTATGGGTGTTCTGCGGCAGACTCTGGGCGGTCTGAATGTGGATATTCTGGATGCTGAGGGAAATGAACGTGACCTTGATGAAATCTGTGCAGACCTCAGTCAGACAACAGAAGGCTTGACACAGGCACAGCAGCTTCAGAATGCAGCTATCCTGTTCGGAAAGCAGAATCTTTCCGGAATGCTTGCTGTTATCAATGCCAGTGAAGAAGATTACAACAAGCTGACAGAGGCAATTTACGGCTGTAACAATGCCGCTTCCGACATGGCGAAAACCATGAACGACAACTTGCAGGGCGACCTTGCAAGCATGAACAGCGCATGGGAAGAACTCGGCTTGAAAATCTATGACAGCATTGAACGCCCTCTCCGGGTGATGGTGCAGGCAGTGACAGGCAATCTGATTCCGGCACTGACAGCAGTGTTACAGGGCAGAGACGGCGCGGAAAACGTCCTCAGCAGTGCCTTGCAGAAGATTGTCGCAAAGTTAGGCGTGCATCTTCGGAACATTGCAGGACGGGTCACAGATGCCGTCAGCGTGATTGTTTCGGGCATTCTGAAATCTCTGCCGTCGCTGATTCCGGCAGTCACGGGAATCATGACAACAATCGCCGAAACACTTTCAGCAAATATTCCGATGATTCTGGAAGCCGTTACCGATTTCATTCAGAAATTCGCCGAAAAGTTTGCCGAAAATCTGCCTGTTGCGGTGGAATCGGCTCTGAATCTGATAACGGCACTCGCAGGCGGATTATTACAGGCACTGCCGGAATTGCTTGCTGTTCTGCCGGATTTGGTACAGAAAATTGCTGACGGAATTCTGCAAAGCATTGACCTGATAATTCAGACAGGTGTCACGCTGTTTGTCGCTCTTGTCGATGCTATGCCGGAAATTATCAGCGGTATTGTGAATGTTCTTCCGGTTCTGATTACAGGTATTGTCGGCGGACTGCTTTCCTGCGTTCCTGATTTGGTTCAGGCAGGAATCACGCTGTTTCTTGCTCTTGTGGATAACCTTCCTGAAATTATATCGGCGATTACGGAAGTCCTTCCGGATATTATCACGGCGATTGTATCGGCGATTCTGGAAAATCTTCCGGCTATTATAGATGCCGGAATGCAGTTGTTTACGGCACTTGTCGGCGCACTGCCGGAGATTATTGCCACAGTTGCAGGAGCTGTTCCGGAGATTGTGCAAGGCATTATCGGCACACTCCCGGAAATTGCTGAAAAATTCGGCGAATTTTTGCAGAATATCGGTAGTCTTGCCCCAGTTCTGACAGGCGTTTTGACGGCATTCCTGAGTTTTAAAGCGATAACCGGAATTTCCGGACTTATCCAGAATGCAGGCGTAATCTTTCTGGATTTGGAAAATATTTTCTATTTCTTTATAGATACCATTTTACCGGCTGTTCCGGCACTTCTGTCCAAAGTTTCCGGTGCATTTACCGGATTATTCAGCGTGATTGCGGCGAATCCCGTCGCGGCGGTCATTGCTGTGATTGCCGGACTTGTCGTGGCGATTATCACGCTCTGGAACACGAACGAAAATTTCCGGAATGCGGTCATCGGCATATGGGAATCGATTCAGGAAACGTTATTTAATTTCTTTGACAACTGGGTTTCCGGCTTTGAAACAATCAAAGAATTTTTATCCGGCATTGTTTCCGCAGTCGGCGAATTCTTCTCCAATATCTGGAATTTCTTCGTCGGATATGGCGAATATCTCTATGATTTCCTGAACGGCATCGTTTCGGCAGTGAGTGAATTTTTCTCCGGAATCTGGAATTTCTTCGTAGAATACGGCGAAACCCTCTATGACTGGATTCAGGGCATCAAAGACACTGTCAGCAATATTCTGAATGCGATTGTGACTACAATACAGAACGTCTGGAATACCATCACAAATGCTGTACAGACGGCTATGACAGCAGTCATAACAACAATCAGCAATATTCTGGATGCGGTAAAAACCAGATTCACAGAAATCTGGAACGGCATTGTCAGCTTTCTGACTTCCGTATTTGAAAAAATCCGGGATAAGGTCAGAAACGGCTTTGAAGCAGTCAAAACAGCGGTTTCTGAAAAACTGGCATCTGTAAAAAATACAGTTTCCAATATTTTCGACAGCATCAAAAACACAATCAGCAGTAAAATCGAATCTGCAAAGAATATCGTAAAAAATGCAATTGATAAAATCAAAAGCTTTTTCAATTTTTCGTGGTCGCTTCCGAAGCTGAAACTTCCGCATTTCAGTATTTCAGGCAGTTTCAGCCTGAATCCGCCGTCCATTCCGACCATCGGGGTGGACTGGTACGCGAAAGGCGGCATCATGACCGAGCCGACAGTATTCGGCTATAATCCGGCGACACAGAATTTACAGGTCGGCGGAGAAGCAGGTGCGGAAGCCGTTGCGCCGATTGATACGCTCCTGACCTATGTCCGGACGGCAGTGCAGGAAGAAAATCAGGCACTTGCTGACAAATTCGACAGCATACTGATTCTGCTGAATGCCTTCTTCCCGGCTCTGCTGAAAGCAATTCCGAAAGAAGTGGTTCTGGATTCCGGTGCTGTTGTCGGCGAACTCGCTCCGGAACTCAATGCAGAATTAGCCAATATCAGCAGCGACGACAAAAGGAGATACGGATAATGAGAGGAATATTTTTTAACGGCAAACATTCATGGTATGCGTTCCGGGCGGTGATTTCAGAATCCGAAAAGCCGCTTCCGGAAAAGAAGCTTGCCGAAGAATCCGTTCCGTACAGCAATGTGACCTATGATTTTTCAGTCCTGAACGGGAAGCAGACCTATCAGGACAGAATTCTGAAATACAAGTTCAGCATACTGGCAAACGGTGCGCGGAATATCGAACGGAAAGCCTCAGCTTTTATGAACTGGCTCTATGAACCGTCAGAAAAAATCATGCTGAAAGACGACAGCGACCCGGAATATCATTTTCTTGCGAAATGTACGGAAATCAGTACGCCGGAATTTATCGGAAATATCTGCATTCTGACCGCGACTTTCAAGGCTTATCCATTCCGGATTCCTGACAGCGGAACGGCTTACACCGCAGAGCAGACCAGATTCCCGGATTTGGAGCAGGACGGCTCTGTAGATGCCGGAGATGTTTCCCTGATACTGTCAGCCGCGGCGCATATCGGCGCAGGAGAACCGTCCGGTCTGACTGAAGAACAGGAATATCTTGCCGATGCCGATATGGACGGCACAATCACAGCGGCAGATGCCGCACTAGTGCAGCAGTTCGCCGCCGAGACCGGTGCAGGAAACTATGAAAATTCGCCGGAAGGCTGGACGAAATTCCTGAATTTCAAACTCGGTCTGAAAGAGGAGATTCTCTGATGTATGTGATTGAAATCGAAAACAGCGGTCAGAAAGAACTGCTTCACGACCTGAACCCGGACAGTCTGCGGAAAGTCACCGCCTGCAAATTCGAGGATGATTTGCAGGCAGTTCCGACTGCGGATATCACAGTAAATTCACAGAATCCGGCTTATGAAAAACTGCATGAACTGACAACGCTTATCAGAATCATCAATACGCATACCGAAGAAGTCAGATTCGAGGGGCGTATTTTGCAAATTTCGGACAGCGGCATGAACGAAAGCGGTGTGATTTCAAAGAAACTCCGCTGTGAAGGAATGCTCGGCTGTCTGTGCGATACTGTACAGTTGTATCATCATTATGAGAATACCGAAGTCCGGGCATTCCTTACGGCTCTGCTGGATTATCACAACAGTGTGATGCAGGATTACAGTCCGGAACGGTGCATTCTGATGGGCGCGTGTACGGTTTACGGCACGAACTCGAAAACGACTGCACAGCGTTCCACGATGGACGAAATCCGGGAAAATCTGATTTCCCGTCTTGGCGGCGTGATGCGCGTCAGAAGAAATGAACAGAATCAGCTTGTGCTTGATTATTATCCGGAAGAAGATTACGGCAGAATCTGTGAAACCAGAATCGAACTCGCCAGAAACATGAAAAGCCTGTCCTCTGGTACGGATATGAAATCTCTGATTACAAGACTGTACCCGTTAGGCTGTCAGGTGAATGACGAAACTGCCGAACGCCTGACAATTTCCAGTGTGAATAATGGCTGTCCGTATCTCGACGATGCAGATGCTATTCAGCAGTACGGCATCAAATGCGGCTCTTATGTCTGGGACGATGTGACACTTCCGGAAAATCTTCTGACAAAAGGGCAGGAATATCTTTTGCAGTGCAGTCAGATTAAAAAATCCTATCAAGCCACTGTTCTGGATTTATCAACAATCGGCAAGGATGCAGATGACTTCCAAGCCGGAAACACTTACCGTTTTGTGAATTCTCTGCTGAATCTGGATGAATATCTGAAAGTGATGAAAATCACAGTCGATATTTTCAAGCCGTATCAGCCTGTTATCGAAATCGGCGACAAGGCAGAGAAAATCACGGATATTGCATCACAAACCAGAAAATATGTCGAATATGCGATTCCGAAACAAAAATCTGAAATTCTACAGCAGGCTCGTGAAAATACAACTGCTCTCCTGAACACTGCCACAAAAGGCTATATCTTCATTGACAACGAAAACGGCGAACTTCTGATTATGGACACACCGGACAAAGCCACAGCTACAAAAGTCTGGAGATGGAATTCTGCCGGATTCGCCTACAGCAATCAGGGGTACAATGAAGGCTATTTCGTCGGCATGACCAGAGACGGCGGTATTATCGCCGACAGAATCACTTCCGGAACTATCACCGGAATCGAATTCAATAACGGCAACGGTACGTTCCGGGTAACTTCCACAGGGCAGGTTACCGCTTCGGCAATTCAGATAACCGGCGGAAACATCAATATTTCTACGAATAATGAAAACTATGATGCAATTGTCCTGAACTGCAATTATAACAACGAACATTTGCAGGGAAAGTTTACACCAATCGGGCTGACTTTTACGGACGATACATTTTCTGTTATCATTCAGCACGGCGGTATCTGGGGAAAAAATAACGGCACAACAACATTTTATCTCAGCTCTGAAACCGGAAATATTCTTTGCGGAGACATTCAGGCAAGCGGAAACATTCAGACATCCGGGAATATTACAAGTTCCGGTGAAATTTATTGTTCCGATAAAATCACGGGCTGGAATCAGGTCAAAAGCGAAAATCTAGTCTGTGCCAAAGGCGACGGCACTTATTATAACGTCGGTGACGAAATTACAGCCATGCAGAATAATATTCAGACATTGTGGGATGCAGTATTTAATTAAGAGGTGAACCCATGATAAAATTTTATGATAAAATTCCGGATATGGAATGTCTGGAAGGTGATACACTGTCATCTTTTATTATCAGTGCAGAAGCAGACGAACTCACCAATTGCAGAATGCAGTGCATCATAGCAGCATGGGATGAACCGGAAACAGCGGTTCTCACAAAAGAATGCACTGCAACAGATGACGGTTTTGCTGTGATTCTGACAAGCGAAGACACACAGGGGCTGGCAGGGCTGTTTCATATGCATTTCCGTTTTATCGGCGCAAATAATCTCAGCTATCGGAAACTGTCAGGCGTTCTCAATGTCATACCAGTACCACAGGGGGGATAATTTATGCAGTTCGGCATTCAGGATGATATGCGGTTTAATATCAATCTTGGCTGTGTTCAGCCGGATTATGTGAGAAGCAATATTGTTCGTCATATGGAAATTCTGACACAGGCGGAATATGATGCTCTGGAAAATCCGGATGAAAATACAGTTTATATCATTACAGAGCAGGAGTGAAAGCTGATGGAAGATTTAATCGCAGACTATGAGGAAACAAGAACAGCTATGCTCGGCAGAATCGTCTTTTTAAAAAGGCAGCTCAGAAAAGAATCTTTGATGACGATACAGCGTGAACGGCTGAAAGCAAGACTGAAACTTCTGATTGCCGAACGCTATGAACTGCTGGATGCCATCAATGCTATGCGGAGGCGGTACTGAATGACTGATTTTATCAGATGGACAGCTTCTGTATTATGCGGCATTGCCGGATTTCTGTGGGGCAGTCTGGACGGACTGCTTGCTGCGCTGATTGTGTTCATGATTCTGGATTATGTGACCGGAATCGTTGCCGGATGTATCAGCAAAAAGTTATCCAGTGCAGTCGGCTTTACAGGACTGCTGAAAAAAGGTCTGATTCTGCTGATTGTCGCTGTCGGGCATATCCTCGATACGCAGATTTTCGGCGGACAGTCCAGTATGTGCCGCAGTGCCGTCATCGGGTTCTATCTCTCGAACGAAGGCATCAGCATTCTCGAAAATGCCGGGAAAATCGGCATTCCCCTGCCGAAAATCTTAATCAGAGTTCTCGAGCAGCTCAGAGATGACAAGGAGGAGTGAATTTATATGGATTATCAGATTATTGATGAAAAAGTTCTCGGAAAAACTGTCGGTTCCGACGGCAGCTTCACGCAGATGAAGCGGATGCATATCGTCTGTGATACTGTTTCAGGCATTCCCGAACCGGAACCGGCATGGTCAGCCGGTTCGCGCTGTGATGTCCTGGCAGACGGCGGCAGTGTGTATCAGCTTTCCACGGAAAGAGAGTGGAAACCCGTAAATTTTTATAACAGGGGCGGAGGCGGCTTCGTCCCTGAAAATTATTACACCAAAACACAGACTGATACCAGAATCACCGAAAAAGTCGCTGAAATCGTCAACAATGCGCCGGAAGACTTTGACACGCTCAAAGAAATGTCTGACTGGATAGCATCACACGAGGAATCAGCAGCGGCAATGAATACGGCGATTCAGGGAAAAGTTGACAAAGTCACTGGTAAAGTTTTATCTGACAACAATTACACCACATCCGAAAAAACAAAACTTGCAGGGCTTGAAAATTATGACGATTCTGCTGTGAGGTCTCAGATTGGAAAGCTTGTGGACGCAGGGGCGAAGAATAAGCTGAAAATCAATACAGAATCACGCGCGATTTTTACATCGGATTTAATGAATACGGTTACGTGCAGCGGAACATCAGATGGAAATGCATTCATAAATCTTAATTATGTAGATAATTCAACGGCGACTATTCCGCCGGGGAACTGGGTAGTCGCCGGATTTGGAGATATGAGCCACTTGCGTTTTCGATATACTGAAAACGAAGCGGCAGCAAAAGCAACCGGAGAGTATGGGAGTCCCCTGCGCTTTACGGTTCCGTCAAGCGGCGTTACGCTAAATTACCTGCGGCTTGAAAATAGGGAAGCAGGGCAGGTATTCGATAATGTTGTTTTAAAAATAATGCTCTGCACCGCCGAAGACTACGAAAACTCTCCGGAGTTTGTTCCCTATATTCCCACAAATCATGAACTTTACGAGATGATTCTTGCATTACAAAACAAGGAGTGATTTTTATGACAGAAGAACAGAGAAAAGAAATTGTAAAAGCTGCTTTTTACGGTCACAAATCTGCCGAAATCGCAGAACTTGAAGAAATATCCGAAGAAGAAGTTCTCAATGCGATTGCATGGGGAGAATCGAGCGGATACAAAGCGGAACTGGAAGAACGCTGGAGGGAGCTGAACGCAGAATGAAAAAAGGAATTGACATCAGCATTCATGACGGCATTATTGACTTTAATAAAGTAAAGTCGTCCGGTCTGGCTGATTTCGTGATAATCCGTGCAGGATATGGCAAACTGGAATCACAGAAAGACAAGCGTTTCGAGAAAAATTACAATGGATGTACAGAAAATAATATCCCTGTCGGCTGTTACTGGTACAGCTATGCAAAATCTGTTTCTGAAATCCAGACCGAAGCGAAAGTCTTTCTCGAAACTATCAAAGGCAAGCAGTTTGAATATCCGGTATATCTCGACTTTGAGGAAAAATCACAGTTCGCACTTGGAAAAGCGAAATGTTCTGAAATGGCGAAAGCATTTCTTGACATTCTCGAAAATGCTGGATATTATGCCGGAATCTATTCCAGCAAATCCCATCTGGAGAACTACTTCACGGAAGATATTCTGAACCGCTATACCGTTTGGGTGGCACATTACGGTGTTGCAAAGACTTCTTACAAATATCCGTTCGATATGTGGCAGTATTCTTCTGACGGCTCTGTTCCGGGTATCAATCACCGCTGTGACATGAATTACTGCTATCAAGACGATTTCCCCGAAATCATCAAGTCCGCCGGGCTGAACGGCTTCCCGAAATCCGTTGAAAAGCCTGTTGAATCTGTAAAGAAATCTATTGATATTCAAATGCTTGTCGATGGTGTGCAGTACTCCGGTACTGTTTATTCGGATTGATGGGAAAATTTTGATGTAAGGAAGGATTGATTTTTATGAATTTTGGTCACGCTCTCGAAGCTCTGAAAAATGGTGAAAAAGTCGCCCGAACCGGCTGGAACGGAAAGGGAATGTGGCTTAGGCTTGTTACGCCCCTGACAAATCCTGATTTTGATTTCGGCATGGAAAACTTGCCGTATATCGAAATGAAAACAGCAGACAACAAGCTCGTTCCGTGGCTTGCAACTCAGACAGATATGCTCGCCGAGGACTGGGAAATTGTCAGTTAATTACCATCAAATGAGGTGAACAGCTATGACAAACGAACAGCAGAAAAAAATTGACTGGCTTTCCCGTGCAAGACTGGCAGAACAGACTGCTTCTACTTTGGAGATTCTGCAAAAACAGGATTCCAGAATCATCCAGAAGATTGAACCATTCAAAGAAGAAACTCCCGAATTGTTTCAGAATTTGCAGAAAAACAGTTCCCAGAGGAAAGAAGAACTGATTCGGCTTGCAAAACTTCGTGAAGAAATTTATCAGGTGATTCTTACGATTGCCGATGAAGAAATTCGGAATATCTTTCTGAGAAAATATCTTGCCTACGAAACAAATGAACAGATTGCAGAAGCCATGTTCTTTGATGTCCGCACTATTCAAAGAAAGCACAAAAAGGCTCTGGATTTACTGATGATTCCTGAATAGGGGGATTGAAAATCGCTGTCACTGTTTTCGGAAGTGACCGGGGTCAGGGCAAATACTGAACAATGCGAATTCAAACAGGGTAATAGCCCTGTTATTTTTATCGGAATATCAATGAAAAATCCGGCAGTGCTTTGATTTCTGCCGGATTTTTTCATTGGATAAAAATGATAAATACGATAAGTATATTTTAAGCGGCGATAAGAAGCCAGCCCTGAGTGAATTTGATATGTTTCTTGTGGTTGTGTTGGATTAAAGCAACAGAGGAATCTTTAACCATACACAAAATCTGTTCTAAAGGTGGTTCATTTGTTTCGTTGGTGATATTGATGCAGATAATCGCCTGCTTGTCTTTGACAATGATTCTGTCCACAATTGTGTCTACTAACTCTTTTAAATCCTCTGCCTGTGCATTCGCAATCAGTCTTTTCAGAGCGATATGGAAATGCTCCTGTGTGAATACCGGCGCAGGCGCAGAAACAGCATTCAAACGCTCCGTCAGCTCCGCTTGTTTCTGTTCCAGTTCTTCAATTGTTTGTCTCACTCTTTCACTGTTGAGTCCGTTCAGAAGTGCATCTACAGCATTTTGCAATTTCTTTTCCACTGCGGTGAGTTCCTGTTTCAGAATGTCATATTCATTTGTCGGTGTATTCTCTTCTTTCTGATATTCAGCATAAGCAGCATTTGCAAGCTGATTCAGCTTTTCTTCTGTCAGATACTCCTGCAAGGCATTTCTGACGGTTTCGTGAAGCTGTACAGCTTTTCCGGCTGAATGACAGCATTTGGAACATCTGTAATAGTGACGTGCGCCTTTATCTGTGCTGTGTCCGCAGACAGGATTTCCACAATCACCGCAGACAGCTTTTCCAGTCAGAATATAATTGAAATTTGTCCGGTTTTTCCTCGATTCATGTACGCACTTTGCACGATGCTCCTGCACCTTGTCAAAAACTTCCTGTGTGATGAGTGCCGGACACTTTGAAATCCCCTCTATTGTGCTGACCTGATACTGTCCAATATACACAGTATTCTGTAACATTTTTGAAATATTGCATGTGTTCCATTGCCTTCCGGAAGCGTTCGGAATGTTCCGCTGATTCAGGTCGGCGATAATATCCGCCTGCCGTTCGCCGTCTGCATAACGCTGAAAAATCTGCTGTGCGACTGGTGCAGTTGCCGGATTGATTTGCAGATAATGGTCAGTGACCTGATAGCCGTAAGGCGCAATACAGCCAATAAATCTGCCCTTGTCAAAGGATTCTTTCAGTCCTCTTTTGCACTTTCTGGACAGTTCTGCGCTGTAGTATTCGTCCATGGATTCAAGCAGTCCTTCCATGATGATGCCTTCCGGTGTGTCGGTGATGTTCTCTGTTGCCGATACGACTCTGACACCATTTTCACGGAGTTTCTTTTTGTACAGTGCGCTGTCGTAACGGTTACGGGCGAACCTGTCCAGCTTGTAGACAAGCACGGCTTCAAATCCCTGTTTCCTGCTGTCAGCAATCATGCGCTGAAACTCCTGACGTTTATCACTTGTTCCGCTTGTCGCTCTGTCAATGTACTGAGCGACAATTTTCATGTCGTGCTGTGTGGCATACTGTTCACAGACATGAAGCTGTCCTTCAATGCTCTGCTCAGTCTGGTTTACAGAACTGTACCGCCCATAAAAAGCTACTTTCTTCATAAGAAAAAACCTCCCTGATAATTTAATCTTGTTTCGTATATTTCTGCTGTTCCGATAAATCAGTGATGTATTCAAGTGCTTTCTGCTTTCCGAAACGATTCAGCATAGCAAGTTTTTCATCGATTTCCAAATCAACATCATCTCTGAAATCCAGACGGTCTCCGTATTCAATAGGAAAAGCCTCATGAACAGGCACTTCAAAAACTTCTGCCAGTCTCTGCTTGACAATCTCTGTGGGCTTTCTTTCATCATTTTCATATTTTACAATTGAGGATAACGGATAGCCTGTTTTCTCAGCCAGTTCGTCTTGTGACATTTCTTTTTCCTCACGCATGGTACGGATTTTCTCACCGGTTGTTTTTTCTTCCAGACAGATAATATCCATGATGTCAATTTTCAGAACACAGGCATATTTCTCAATGCGGTCACGTCTCATATTCTTGATACCGCCGTTTTCGTATCTGCTGACAGTCGCTTCGGACACACCCACAAAATCAGCGACTTCACGCATTGTTAAGCCGAGTTCTTTTCTTCTTTTTTTCAGGTTAATCATGCTCTGCACCTCCTTTCTGAATATTATTATATCACATACTTTGCATAAATGCAAGCGATTTTAAAAAATCTAGAAAAATATTGCAGAAAAGTATTGACAACACAGGGCAGATGTGCTATAATAAACTTGCACAAATGCAAAATAAAAGAGATTGAAAATTTATTTTTTCACCATTAACTTGCAAAAACGTAAGAAAATGAAATAAAAAATATCCGCCTGCGATTCTGTAGCAGGCAGATAAAAGTAATCTTATGCGCTTTTCTCAGCTTGTTCTAAGGCATATCTCATAACGTCAATTTGTTTTCCTAAATCGAGATGAATAAAGACATCTAAAAATTTTTGGGTTACATTATCGGTTGGTTCTGAAAGAGCTTCTGCTGATTTTGTTCCGATACTAATGTTGTTATCACCGTTGTTGCTGTTTCCGGATATGTTATTAACATTTTCACCAGTAAGGACATCGGTGCGACCTAATAGGTAATCAGTAGAGATGTGAAAATAATCTGCTATTTTGCATATAACATCTGCTTTGATATTTCCTCGTTTCCAAGTACTTAAATTTCCAGGGCTTCCCGTAATCTCAATACAAAGATTCGTAATTGTTATTCCTCTTTCTTTGCAAAGATTCAGCAATGTCTCATACATAAAACCACCTCCGTATGGTGCAAAAGCAATATATTTCATTGTTGAAATTTGTCACGTCTTACAAAAAAATACAATTTTTCGTAATTTTGTATTGACAAATACGAAAACTTGTAGTATAATAGAATTGTTCCAAAGGAACAAAGGAAGATGAAAATAAAAGCAGACAGTTCTACTTAATTTTATTGTATCACAAAACTTATGGAAAGTCAAGTATTTTGATAAATTTTCAAACGGAAAGAGGTGAGAAACATGATAATGAAACCTCATATGCGTGAAGCAATCAACAACCTGAAAGGCATCACTTATGCTGAATGGAAGGTAATCAAAATAGTGATTGACGGCTGTTTTGAGCAGAAAGAACGGGAGTTTGAGAAAACTCTCGAACTCCCGACTGAGATAGTTGCTGATGTTATCCGTTCACGATTTGGAGAAAAATCGGACTGATTCTGTAGTCCTTACCCTTGTAGGAAATCTGCACATAATTCAAATGATACATTGTATCTTTTTCAGAATTGTTTTTCTGTGCTGAGAAATAGATTTCCGCACCTTCCTCCCACCAAATATACGGTGCTTGTCTATTAGTTCCCATTACACAATCAGGGTCATCATTCAGACAAACCCATTCCCCAGCTAAGCAGGCATAAACTTTTGTCATTTAAAACACCTTCTTCCTGTTTATAGTTCTATATTATTATTCTACCATAACAGGAACGAAAAAGCAAGTGTTTTTTCTGAAAGGAGTGAAAAATTATGCAGACAAAGAAAGTTATCTATCCTGAACTGGAAGCCCAGCTTGCAAAAAAAGGCTATTACAAAATGAAACTCGCTGAAATGCTAGGCATCATGCCGAGAACACTGACAAATAAGCTGTCAGGTGTCAGCCACTTCACAGTAGAAGAAGCAATTCAGATTCAAGAACAGTGGTTCAGTGATATGACGATTAACGAATTATTCAGACGTGAAAGAAGGTGATATTATGCCGTTTCCCGACAATCTGGCACATTACCGTGAGAAGAACGGAATCACGCAGGAACAGCTCGCCGAAGATGTGGGCATCTCAAGAACGATGATAGCACACTATGAAAAGGGCATCAAAGTTCCGAACGTTATCACAGGTGTAATGATTGCTAAAAGATTAGGCACAACAGCTGAAACACTGGTAGGCGAACCCGAAACCAACCAGAAACTTGAAAATTGAAAGGAGAAATCATCATGCAGTTACCAGCATTCATTATCGAACAGCCCGGCGAAATCAGTAAAGAAAAAGCAGGGCTTCTCAGCCGGAAGCTGGCGAAATTTCTCAGCAATCCTGAAAATTTCGCTGTTGTAGATGCAATCGTAAAGCAGGAAGCCGCTAAACAGCAGGAACAGCAGACCACAGCGCAGAGCGCATAGCCCTCTCTACATATCTCCTGAGCATGAGATGTAAAACTATCCGCTCACCATGCCGGAGGGCATAAAACTCAAAAAAAGTAAAGTGAGGTAATTTCTTTATGAAAGACAAACAGCAGGAACTCGAAGTTCTGCGCCGGATTGTGGCCGTAAGTGCCAGAGCCGGGGCAAAGTTCCACATCGACAAAGTCCATACCCGTCAGGACGGAACGCCGGAATATCGTATGTTTATTGATTTCAATGAAACAAGACTGAACATCTGGACAGACGATGCAGAAATCATTGCTAAACTCAGTGAAACAGTTGCTGTTGCAAACGGTATGATTCTCAGAAGATGCAGTGCCGACGGCAAAGCCGGATTGAAAAACGTCCTCAGCGGATACCTTCCCGAAGAAACCGCTGAAAAACTGACAGCCGTGCTGAATAAGGATACTCTGATTCTGATTGACGGTGCACAGAAGCCCACAGGGAAGACAATGCTCTGCAAAAAGCTGAACGAACTCGGCTACAATGCCAAAGAAGCATGGGAATACGATGCAGAAAAAGACGGCAATGCGGTTATTGTGACAATCAGACTTGACAGAATCCTGCCTTATTACATCTTCAAGGACATTCCGACAGCGGCACTTGTAGAGGAACTGTCACGCAGAACGGGTGTCACAAAATATCCGTGTGATTTGTATCAGGCTAATTACAGAGCACAGATTCGCAGAGTCTACACAAAAGATGATACCATTCAGACAGTTCCGATGCCGCCTTACTGTGACATTCTTGTGGTAGAACGTGAGAAAGGAGAATCCAAAGATGCTGATAAGTGAATTTCAGAACCGGACGGGGATTTATCCGTCAGAAGTGATGTATTCCGTGATTGAGAAGTTCTACGGAGAATCGAACGAGGACAAGGATGATTTCTGTCATGCTTACCTGATGAACGATGACTGCCTTGCAGAACACATTCAGACAGAAGTCAACAAGCTCGAACAGGAAAGAGAAAAGGACTTTGCAAGCCGTCTCTATGAACTGAACTCCCGTATTGAGGAACTGGAAAAGGCTCTTGAAAGAGAACAGAAAACCTCTGAACACCTCCACACACGGCTTGACGAAGAACTTGACTGGCATCCGGCAGAACATACCGGAACGAATATGAAACAGTCTGATTATGAAGAACTCGCAAACCAGAGCTATGACAAACAAGATGAAGAACATGCGAAATATACGCTGTCTTCCCTGTTCGGATTTATTGAGGATTTGATTGTAATTCATCATCATGCGGAGACGTTTGAAGTCAATAAATATCACAGAATCCGCCGGAAAGAGACTTATCAGCGTGACCCGTATTATGCCGCATCCGACTGGAACTATATCCGTTTTGACTGTGCCGGTAATCAGTGGGAACTTGTCAACGGCGAACTTCTGCCGTATGAGGACTGACGCTATGGGAGACAGTGTAAAACGTTCTTCTGAAAAAGACAGAAGAATGATGAAAAAAGCGATTGCCGCTGAACTTTTTCTGAAAAGTTATGACTTGGAAAATAAACAGCAGAACCATCTGAAAGCAGCTATTAATCATCAGATTCCGATTATCATCAGCGGTACACGAGCTCCGGCAGGCAAAACAACCTTATGCAGATTTCTGCGTGAAATCGGCTGTGATGCTAAAGAAATATGGGAATTAGACAATGAAACGAACATTTCCGGAATGCTGATTATGCTGAACAAGCCCTTGAAAAATATCTGTCCTGACTTTTATGAACTTGTATGGAAAAAAGCAGAAATTGTGACACAAGCGGCTTTCTGCCTGAATGATGCAGGGTTAGAAGTAATCGAAACTTATGCAAAGGAATTGGCTCTTGATGAAAAATACAGAAGGAAGGGCAGCTATGAGTAAGTACAGCATTTATGTCACTCTGCTTCTCTGCGGACTGACCGGCATTCTGATTGGTTCGGCATGGATTCATGATATGTTCCTGATTTTCCTGACACTCGGTGCAATTCTGCTGGGTATCTGGGTTCTGCGGAGATTTCAGACAATCCGGACAAGAAACAGCAGAATCAGCCATTCCAGAGTTATCACGATGACTGCGCATCAGAAAGCAGATTTGCAGTATCAGCGGGATGCGCTGTGGAGAGAAATTCTCGCTCAGGAAAGAGGTGATAATGAATGAGGAAATTCCGTGTCATTGACCTGTATGGGAATACTGGTATTCTCGGAGATGCAGACACGCTTGAAGATGCTGAAACCATCGCCGAACAGTGGAAATGTGAAACTGACGGTGAATGTGATGTCATCATCATGCAGTGGAGCGAAGTCTATCAGGCTTATACGGCGATTGAAAAGAAAGGATCAACAGAATGAAAATCACTCTTCCGAGAGGTCTCAGCTTTGACCTCGACAATATTCCGGAGGACTTTGATGAACAAATCCGGAAAACCTTCCACGATTATACAGACGGCACAAATCCGGCTTACATGTTTGAAGACAAGCTGGCATTCATTGACAGAACGCTGGAATATCTGCATCATACTGCCGATGAAGATTCCTACGGCACAGTAAAAAGCTTATGTCTGGAACGAATGGAATATCAAATCAATGAATATGACGAGTTTCCGGATATGGAAGATTACAGATGCTTTGAATTCATGGAAACCTGCTATCTTGTTGGCAGAGACAGTCACCGGCTTTATGACGGAAATACCTGCTTTGCCAAAGACCACAAGGACAACGAAAAAATTTATAAGCTTCTGATTCGCATTATGAAAATCGTGCTTGATTACGGAGAGGAGCATCATCCACTCTGTGAGAAATCATAAAAAAAGCCCTCTCCGGATTTCTCCGGAAGAAGGGACAACAAAAATAATCCGATTTTATTTTAACACGAAAGTGAGGTATTTGTCAATGGATTTTGAAAAATATTTCAGCAGCTCCGGCATCAAAGGCAACATTCAGCAGGCAATCGCTGCCGAAACTGCCGATACGCTGAAAAACTTCTGCAATCAGGAATCTGAATTCGCTCAGGCTGTTCAGCAGTCCGGAAAGAGTTTTCAGAACTGCCTTGATTACGTCGCAAAAGGCGCAGGGGCAAGTTTATCCGATTTCAAGGCATACTCCAAAGCTGTGGAATTCTATTTTCCCGGTGCGAAGATTCAGTTTCAGATGAAAATTGACCTTATCGGCGATGCTGACAAGCCCGTTCCGGAACAGAACACACCACAGCAGAAGAAAATCACTGTCAGCTTCAACAGCTCCAGTTTTATGGATTTCTGAGAGGTGCTGTCATGAAGAAAGAAGAAAGAGCCGCTGAACTCCTGAAAAACTTTCCGGAACTCACTCAGCAGGAAATTGACGGCTGTCTCAAAAAGATGAAGCATTTCATGCTGTTCCGGCATGACAGACAGTCCTGCAAATGCGGAAACTGCGGAACTGTCATTACGCTGTGTTCGCATCCGGATTATCCGGACTATCCGCTGACACTCGAACATAAGCAGAATTCTGTATGCCCGGCTTGTCACCGTCCTGTTACGGCGGTATGCGACTGCTATCGCTACAGCATGGAACATGAACGCAATGCCAGTAACTTCGTGATTTTCCGGAAGGGCGAAAATCAGATATGCTATGCATTCTGCATCAGAATCCGCCTGAGAATCGAAAAGAATTCAGGCTCTCCGGCGCAGGAGCATTACAGAGTCACCGAAACACAGCGTTACGCATTTGACGGAAAATTCTGCTATCGTTACTGGAAGCAGCCATCAGACTGGTGCTATACCAAACGCTACACTGAGCCGACATGGGACCAATCCGGCATGAATTACCGCCGTGACATCAGCTATCAGGTTCTGGATTTCCGCCCGCTGAAAGAGACCTGTCTGCAATATGCACAGCTCGACTGCCGGGAACTTGACAATTATCAGATGTTCCGTTACATTAAGTTTTATCTCCAGCACAGAAATGTCGAATATTTAATCAAAATCGGCTGTGCAAAAATGGTCAGTGAATGGTTCGGATATTATCACCGGAGTCCGCCGGACTGGATTGACTGGAAACAGAACGATGTCCGGAAAATGCTCGGCTTGAACTCTTATGAACTCCGGGAAATTCAAAAACGGCAAATCATGATTGATGATTATCATATCGCACAGGAAGAACTCAGTTTTCTGAACGTATCGGAACGGCTGGACATGATACCTGTTGTTCGTAATCTTTACGGCTGTCTAAGTACGTTCGGTGACGACTCCGAAAAGCGGAAAGTCCTGAAATATCTCCGGAAACAGAATGAACGCTTTTCAAATGAAAATGAATGTGTGACTTTATCTGATTACCGTGACTATCTGAGCGAATGCCGTGAACTGCATTATGATTTGAAAGACCGTGCAGTTCTTTTTCCGAGATGCCTTGCTGATGCCCACAGAAGAACGTCTTCTGCACTCCGTGCGCTCCGTGCGGAACAGCGCAGGCAGGAAGAAGAAAACCGCCGGAAACATACAGAGGAAGCCTTCGCAAAGCATCAGGCAGAACGCAGAAAATTAGAATTCCAGTCCGAAAATCTGCTGATTCGTATTCCGAAATCTGTCAGGGAAATCGTGAACGAAGGTGCGAATTTACATCACTGTGTCGGCGGTTATGCCGAACGACATGCAGAAGGCAAGCTTCATATTCTGTTCATCAGAAAGAAATCCAGCCCGGACAAGTCTTTCTACACAATGGAAGTCAGCACGGACGGCAGAATTATTCAGGTCAGAGGTCTGCGGAATCGTGACCCTACGGCGGAAGTCCGTGCATTCGTGGAAGCTTATAAAATCTATCTGCTGTCCGTTTTCGGCAAGCGTAAGCTGATGCAACCGGCAGCGTGAAAGGAGAATTTATGGAAGAAAACAAGAATGAAATTACCGTCATGACTGTGGAAGAAAGTCAGGCGGTACAGGCAGACGACCTTGTCAATAACGGTTTGAAACTGGCACAGATGGGCATTGCTCAGATGTGTGCAGGTGTCAAGATGATGCACGACGGCAAACTGTACAAGCATTTCGGATTCCAGAACTTTGAGGATTATTGCAAAAGCAAGGGATTTACCCGTGAATACGGAAGACAGCTTATCCAAATCGCTGTGATGCTGGAACAGGAAAATGCCAACTCGAGTTGGCATTTTGAAAAACTCGGAACGGCAAAATTATTCCAGCTTGCTATGCTCGAACCCGAACAGAGAGCAGAAGTCATTCAGACAGTCGATGTCGAAAGCGTTACCGTTAAAGAACTGACCGCTACTGTCAAAAAGCAGAAATCCCGTATCAAAGAGCTGGAAACCGAAAAGCAGGCATCCGCACAGGCTCTTGATGAAATCACAGCGGATAAGAATCGGATTGCTTCTGCATTGCAGGACAAACAGGATGAAGTCATAAGCCTTGAAAGACAGGTGCAGGAACTCGAAAATCAGCCCCGTGATACCGTCTTTGAAAAAGACCCCGAAACACTTGAAGAAATCGAACGGCTGAAAGAGGAAAAAACAGAATTAGAGCTGAAAATCTGGGATTTGGAAAACAGTCAGGGAACTATGATTTCACAGAAAGAAAGCGAAAACCGTATTGCAGAAGTGACAAGCGGTTTCAATCAACAGCTTGTTGAGGAAAGAAAGCGTGTCAAGGAAGAAGCACAGGAAGAAATCAGCAGGGCAAATCTCCAGAGGGACAATGCGTTCGCAGAAGTGACAAAGCTCAGGGAACAGCTTGCACTTGCCAAAAAGCCCGATACTCCGGAAGAATCACCGGAAATGAAACAATTCAGAAGTCAGCTTGGTGCTGTGGGCATCTGCCTGAAACAGCTTTTAGATTTTCTGGGAGAACATCCGGATACGGCATTTCTTGATAAGTCTGAAAACGCTCTCAAAGGCGTGCTGAACAATCTGGATGAAATCAGAAAGCAGGTGCAGGCATGACAAAAGACGTTCTGATGTGCCTGTCCGGAAAATCTCCGGCACGGTGCGGTCATTCCTGCGGAACGTACTTCCGGCATGATATGATTATGATTCACGTTTGTGATAACTGCGGGGTCGAACTCGCAGACAAAAATTATAAATTTGACGGCAGTCGTGAACTCTGTGCCGACTGTCAGAAAGGAGAAAAATCATGAGTCAGTACAGCTATGAAGAAGTCAACGGCGTACAGCACGGAAAAGGGCTGAAAGTCGTTCTCTACGGTCAGGAAGGTGTCGGGAAATCGACCCTTGCAAGCCAGTGTCCGGGTTCGGTATTCCTCGACTGCGAAGGCAGTACCACTCACATGAACGTCCGCCGTCTGCCCTCTCCGGACTGCTGGGAAATGTTCTGCGACGAGCTGAAATTCATCGCCGAGAATCATCAGCAGAAAGGCTATCAGAGCGTTATCATCGATACATTCGACTGGGCGGAACGCATGGCAATTGAAAAAATCTGCCGTGATAACTCGACTGAACAAAAAGTTATCAAGGGCATTGAGGATTTCGGCTATGGCAAGGGCTGGCAGTATGAATGCGAACTTATCAGCAAATTTCTCGATTTGACAAATCCGCTGATTTCGGCAGGGGTCAATGTGATAATTCTCTGTCATGCGATTACGAAAAAAGTCACTCTGCCGGAAGAAACTGCCGAATATGACCACTGGGAAATGAAGCTCGGAAGCAAGACCACAAATAAAATCGCTCCCATGCTGAAAGAATGGTCTGATATGACGCTGTTCCTCGCATTTCAGACGAATATCACAGCGACTGACAGTGAGGGCAAAAAGCACCGTGCAACCAGTCAGAAACGTGTCATGTACGCTACAAAAACAGCTTGGTGGGACGCTAAGAACCGCTTCGGACTGCCGGATAAAATGCCCCTCGATTTCAAGCAGATTGCGCATCTGTTCGGCGTTTTCTACTGCGCCGACTGCGGTCAGGAAATTCAGGATTTCGATAAGTTTTCCGCGAAGCAAATCGCCGGAACTGCATTCAAGAAATACGGTCGGAAACTCTGCTGGAACTGTGCCATCAAGGCAAAGGAGATGAATCAGAATGCCGGAACTGCGTGATTATCAGATTGACTTAATCCGCCGGACACAGCAGTCTTGGCGGACAGGGCATAAAGCCCCTTGCATCGTCCTTCCGTGTGGCGGCGGAAAGTCCGTTATCGTTGCTGAAATCGCCAAACGGTCAACTCTCAATCTGAAACAGGTGCTGTTTCTGGTGCATCGCAAAGAACTCTGTGAGCAGATTTTCAGAACGTTCAACTGGTGGGGCGTTGATATGAGTATGTGCGATATTATGATGATTCAGACCGCATCCAGACGGCTGACAAGCCTGCGGAAACCGGACTTAATCATCACGGACGAAAATCATCACTCAAAATCAAATTCTTATCGCAAAATCTACGATTATTTCAAAAAGTCCTATCGGGTGGGGGTCACGGCGACTCCCGTCCGGCTGGACGGCTCAGGACTGATTGATGTCAATGATGATTTAATTGTCGGTGTTTCGGCAAAATGGCTTATCGAGAATAACTGTCTTGCTCCGTATGATTATTATGCGCCTGACATTGCTGATTTATCCGGACTGAAAATTTCAAGGGGCGAATTTGATTCCAAATCTATCGAAACTGCAATGTCAAAACCGAAGATTTTCGGCGATGTTATCAAGTACTATCAGCAGTTTGCAAAAGGTGTGAAAGCCGTCTGCTACTGCGCATCTGTGAAGCATTCCCAGAGCATGGCAGAAGAATTCCGGAAAGCCGGCATTCCGGCAGAGCATATCGACGGCGAAACTCCGAAAACAAACCGTTCTGAAATTATCGAGAATTTCCGGAAAGGTAAAATTCAGATTTTATGCAATGTCGATTTGATTTCAGAGGGTTTTGACGTTCCGGATTGTGGCTGTGTTATCATGCTCAGACCCACACAATCACTGACGTTATATATTCAGCAGGCGATGCGCTGTATGCGTTACCGTCCGAATAAAAAAGCAATTATCTTAGACCATGTCGGCAATTACGGTCGGCACGGAATGCCCGACGATGACAGAGAATGGAGCTTAGAGGGCAGCCCGAAAAAGCATCAGAAAAAATTATTAGCCGAAAAGGATTTGCAGACGGTGCAGTGTGAAAAGTGTTTCGGCGTGTTCGTTCCGGAAACCAGTCCGGTTGTCTGCCCATACTGTCACCATGTGTTTCCGGTCAAATCCAGAGAAATCCAGATTGATGAATCTGCCGAAATCAAGAAGATTGAGGGCTTTCATTTCAATATCAAGCCTGCATCCGCCTGCAAAAGCTATCAGGAACTTCTTGCTTATGCAGAAGCACATCACTATAAAAAAGGCTGGGCATGGTATCAGGCGAAGGAAAGGGGGTTTTTATGATGACGAAAGAACACAGGCTCATGCTCGAAATTATGGCGGCGATTTCGCCGTACTGCGTGATTTTCCGGACGAATGTCGGCAGAGGCTACACACCCGACGGACGGTATTTCTCGACTGGAGTTCCGAAGGGCTATTCCGACCTTAACGGACATCGCAAATCAGACGGAAAAGCGGTCTATCTCGAAGTCAAGACCAGTTCCGGCAGAGTCTCTCCGGCTCAGAAAAACTTTCTCGAAGCAATGCAGAGTTCCGGCGCAATCGCCGGAGTTTGCAGAAGTGTCGAGGATGCACTTAATCTTATCAAATCTTAACTAGGAGGAATTTTTTATGAATTTCAATTTTAATCAGAAACCCGAAAATCAGGGCTTTGAGCTTATCCCCTGCGGAGACTATGAAGTTTTCATCGAACAGGCAGAGGAACGCCCCACGAAATCCGGCAGACCTCTGCTTTCTATTCGCCTGAAAATCCGTGATGACATTCAGCAGGCTTGCCAGAACAGATGCCTGTTTCTGAACATCTTCCAGAAGACCCCTGAAAAGCTCACCGATGCTGACCGTCAGGTTGGAAATTATAATTACTCTCACCTGTATCACCTGCTTGATGTAACCGGCATTCTGACTTCCGGCAAGGAGTTCGAGGATATGGCGGATATTTGCCGTTTGCTTATCGGCAAGGAGCTGAGAGTGACCGTGCATCACGAAACTTATAACGGCAGAGTTTCTGAAAAAATTGACCAGCTTCGGGGCGTTCACGAATCCGACCCCGATACTCCTGTTCCCGACGGTCAGCCCCTCACTCCGGCTTACGGTGCGCCCTCTGCACGTCAGGCAAATTCTGCACAAAATCAGGCATATGCGCCACCTGCGCCCTCTGTTCCGTCCGTTTCCAGCGGTATGGACGATTT